CAAGTCTATTTTTGTAAAAAGTAATATTGTTTATTGTATAACCAATAAAAGTTGGGTTTGGATTTGAATCATCATCACCAGTAGTTTTTAAATCCCAATCAATTTGCGAAAATGAAAATGTATCAGTAGCAGCATCACGCACTAATTTATGAGGCATTGTTGCCTTATCAATAGTAGTTTTTACTCCTGGACCTAATGTTTCTTTCCAAATTCCATTACTAGTAAATTTTACATAGTAATCGTTATTAGATGTACCTTCGTCTCCAGTAACTTTTATAAGAAAATTTGTAGGAGCTATGTAAGGTAATTTTTGAAAATCACTTACTGAATCTTTAATAGTATACATTGTGCTTTCTCCAGCTCCATCAGAAGACGAAATTGTAAAAGCAGCTGAGTTATCTTTTGGCTTTATATGAATTACAGAATTGTATCTTGTAACATCAAAATAAGTAGAAATTGGAGCAGCATTTAAAGCTGTGCCTGTAAAACTTCCTTGTGCACTACTTCCTGTAATTAAAATATTTGCAATAGTTGCTGTATCTCTTAAATAACCTTGTGTTGAAACGTTACTACCATCTGGCATTTCAAATGAAGTAGTTGTTGAGCCCATGCTTGGATGATACAAATTAATTTTGTAAGTTCTACCAAAGTTACTTCCAACTAAATAAACTAAAGCTTCTTGTTGTTTAGCTGTATTTGTTGTTGCAGCCATTGCAGGCTTTATTGACTTATTTAAAATAAAAGTAGTGTCTCCTACAGACGCAAATTTAAAATCACCTTTAGGATCAGTTGAAGTCAAATAACTTGACCCATTAGAAATAGTAACTGATTTAGAGTTTCCTAAAAGATCATAAACATTTATTCCACCATTATAGGCAGCAACTATATATTGATTATCACCATCTCTTATAAATGGGTGTATTGCAGTATTAGTAGAATAAATTTGACTGTTTAATAAATTTTTAACAAATTCTAATGGTGGTCTTCTTTGTAATCCTTTAACTAAAGATGATTGAGCATTAATTTGTGCTTCACCTTGAGTTAAGTTTCTTTGTGTTGGATTCTGTTGAGAAATACCATTTATTAAATTTGGTACTGAACTTGAAATTACAGGCATTAAAAGTATTTTCGATTATTTCCGCGATACATTATTCTGTTTGTTAAATCATTAGACAACATATTAGGTTTTTCATCTGCAGAATCTAATTGTGAACAAGTTAATTGAGCTTCAAATTCGTCTTGTGCACTAAATCCAGCTAATTCTTTTGAGCCTAAATATCTAGCTTGGAATCTTCTTCCAGCAGCTGTTACTATGTATCTTCGTGCAAATTGTGGAAGTTCATCAAATGGTAATAGAATAATCATATCTACTACTATTGCAGCATCAAACGCTGTTGTTTTTTTATCCTTGTCGTATAAAAAACCATTTCTAATAATTACTTTTTTTTGATTGTATTGATTTCTAGTTGTTACCCAAACACAATTTGATGGTATAGGAATTTTGCTATTTGAATCTAGCGCTAATGTATAATCTTCTTCTGTATTAAAATTCCAGCCTTGAGTTTGTATATCAACTGAAGTCTCATCTAATATTTGTTTAGCAATTGATACGTCTGTTGAAGTGATGTCTATAATTGACGACACTGGAGCTTCTCCTATTATAGAGAGCATAATATTAATTGCTTGTAATTCTGAAGTCGGTGTTATTTGTGTTGTCATTTTAAAAGATTAATTAATGACAGGCGACTGTTACATCGCCTGCCCTGATATTGATTAAATTATATCTGATTAAGAAGCAGATCTAATTCCAACAGCAGCTTCTGGTCTTAATACACCATGTCCCATAGCGTATTTAGCAACCATTAAAGTTCCCTGTCTGCGAATATCGTACTCAGACTCAACGCCAAGCTCAAGTAACTTTACAGTTCCAACAGCTGACGGGTGAGCTACTAGTGCAACATAGTTAGAAAGATTAACTCTTTGTGGATATGATCCTACTGCACTTCCAGCGTCTACTGCTGTAGATGCTGATAAGTTTGAAGTTACGAAATGAGCAGTTGGAATTAATTCTATTCCAGCAATTTTCAAAACTTTTCCTTCTGCAATTGAACCTTGACCACTAAAGTCAATGTTTACTGCGTTTGTTGCATTTGCTAATTTGTAGTACTCATTAAGTCTAATGAATGCTTTTCTTCCTTCTTTAGGAACGTAATTAGCGTCTAGTTGTTTAGCAGCGTCAAACAAAGAATCGATAACAGCGTTAGCTGCTGTAGCAGCAGTTGCGCTTGCGATTGATGTGTTTGTTAAAACTGTTCCTGTGCCGTAACCTGAATCAGATACGTTTGCACCAGCTTGAGCTGCTTGACCAATAGTTTGTAGAACGTGCTTGTCTTTTTGGAAAGCTAAAGCTCTTCCGATTTCTTGACTGTACACTGATCTTACATCATAGTGGTTTTTTGCTTCTTCGATATTTGATAAAAATACTGAAGAAATTAATAGGTCATTAATTGTAATAACCTTTTCATTGTGGTTTATGTCTGAACCTGTGATTTCAGAGCCTGGAGTGTGGTAACTCGCTTCTACACGACCCATTACTGGGAACGTAGCTGACTTACCAGATGCGATTGATCGCACCATTTCTGCTCCATCTGTAACTGAAGATCTTTCAAAAGAAGTAAGAACTTCTCCTGCAAATACCTTTAAAAACAGAGCGTCTTCTGAACCAGCAGCATTTACTTGACCTAAACTTATTGGGCTTGCATTTGCCATTGTTTATTTTCCTTATTGTTTGTTTGTTTGCTTTGTTAATAAAGCCTGAACATTTAAGATTTGCGATTACAGATTGTCCTCCGCAGAGGGTCAGTATGCTACACTACATATGTGTCGGCAGTTGCCATCTATTTAAGATTGCACAACTATTTATTTAAAATTTTCATTGAATGATTCAACTGCGTCATCAATTAAATGACTAAATCTCCACCCAATAAAAATGCCTAGAATCAAGACTAAAAATGTAATCATTATAGTCTAGAATTTTTTAATTTATTTTTAACTTCTGCTTGATAAGCAGTATCTTTTTTGTATCTTGGATCAGCCATTGCTGAAGTTACTTGTGCCCACGATTCATAATTTTCGTTTCCTAAAGAACCTTTACCTCTAACTAAATTTGGTTCTTGAGTTTTATCCATACGAGCTTTTAAACCAGACACAGCTACTTTAATTGCATCAATGTCTCTTCCATTAACAATACGATTGTAAGCTGCAATTTCATTTTCAGCTAAACTATCTTTTGCCCATGTCATCATATTAGAATAATCCTGAGGACCTCCAACTACTGATTTAATATCAGTTTCAATTTGTTGAGAAAGTGCTTGTTGTCCTTGAATATAAGAATCAACTATATCTTTTGAAATACCAATTTTCTCTAAAGATTTAATAGATTTTTCTGATAGTGATCCATTCTCAGCATATTCGTTTGACAAAACGTCCATATCTAATCCTGCAGATGCTACTACTTCATTAGCAGTTTTATCTATTTCTAATTCAGATTTTGTATTTGGAGTTTTATTTTGATTTTGTTTAGTAACTTGTTTTTCTAATTCTTGATAAGATTTTATTAAATCATCTTGTGATTTAAATTTTCCAAGAATTTTTTGATCTTCTGCTTTAGTATCTTGTGTAGCAGGAGTTGTTGTTGCTACTACATTATTAGTTACTTCTGTATTTTGTGTTGTTGTTTCTGCTGGTTTATCAGCTGTAGTTTCAGCTGCTTTAATTGTTACTTGGTCCACCATTTGTATTTCCTATATATTGTTGTGCTTGTTGTGCGAGAGCTTGTCCGTCAATTGATCCGTCTCTTATACCGTCTACCATTCCCTTTGTGACTGGACCTGCAGCTTGGTCAACTAAGTTGTTAGCCATTGCTGATGAATTTTGTTGTTGTTGTTCTGCAGCTACTTGTTCTTGATCTTTAATTAGTCCTTCAGTATCAATACCGTGACTAGTAGCTATTCTTATTATTAAATCATTTATATTTATTAATTGTACTGCAGCTGGATTTAATTTTGCTAATTGTCCAATGTCTGTAATAAATTCTCTAATTTTTACTAAATCATTTCCTCTACCAAGAGCTTCAATACCAGTTATAATTGTTGGTGTAATTGAGTCTTTAGGCAATTTAGGAATTAAACCTTTTGCTCCTAATTGTTTCATTAGTAAATTAACTAATGGAATTTGAAATTCTTGAGATAACAAAGAATAAATACCACCTAAGGCAGATTCTAATTCATTTGCTAATTTTCTTATTTCTTCAGCAGTTACTCTTTCTGCTTGTCTAACAATAGAACTTTGAACTAAAAATACATAACTTAATCTTTCAGTTATTGAATTAATAGTTTTTTCTACAAACTGAAAATCATAATATTTTTCAACTTGCAACACATCTATATCTTCTTTGTTCCCTGTAATAATATCTCCATTAGCAGATTCTACTAAATCTCTTTTTTTAGTAGTTGCATTTGGTTTAACTAAAAATACTATTTTAGAACAAGCTGCTGCTGATTGTAATAAAGCTTTTGATAATCCTTCTAGGGATTTTAAATCTCCAATAAATTCTTCAACGTAACTTCTTCCATAATCTTCTGTTTCAACTCTAATCATTCTTAATGGAATAAATGGTAAATCTTCTTCTTTGTAAGAACCAGCGCTTGATGGTATAGTTACGTTATTGCACTGTTGCTCAACATAAAACTTTCCATCTTCTGCTCTTTCAACATTTGTATATAAATCTATATCAGTTTCTTTATCTTCTAAATTACAAATAGTTCTAGTTTCTTTATCTAATGTTAATGGAGATACAGATTCTTTAATAGTAATCTGAAGTAAATTTCCATCAGCATCTCTATTGACACAATATTGTTTTATATTAAATATTTTTAATTTAGAATTTTTTGGTAAATGTAATAAAACATTTCCAGTTATTAATAAGTGTTTTAAAGCTTCAAATACAGGAACTCTAATAGCATTTTGTTCTATGTAAGACATAACTTGTCTTTCAATTTTAGCTAAAGATTTTTCTACACTAGATTTTAAATCTGGTTGTTTTTCTAATTCGTCTTTTGTTTTGCCAGATAAACTTAATCTAAAGAATGGTTGATTTGGGGGAAGTAATAATAAGAGTAATTTAGATGCTAAGTTATTAACACCTCTTGCTCCAACGCTTTGAAACGGCGTATATAATTGAGTTGCGTCACTAAATCCATCGCTTGGAAATATAGCAGGTAAAGTTAATTCTGCACATTCTTCACCACGATCTATAAAGTTTTGTTTTTTTGCAGAAAGTTTTTCGAAAACTTTTCGCAAGTTTTTTTCTTTTTGCATAATTATTGAGGAATATTTAAACTTGAATTGCCACTTACAGCTATATCAGTTCTTAGAGACTTAGCTCCAATACGTTTTTTAGATTGTTTAATGGCATCAGCTTCTCCATTTCTTTCTACCGCTAAGTCCAATTGTGGAGCTTGAGTATCAGATACTGGAGTTGGAACCGGTGATATTTGAGCCGGTGCTGCTTGAGGCTGCGATCTACTAGGTGCGCACATTATATTGTTTCCTTATATTTTTGTTTTAAGAATTCAATTACGCTACGCTGACCTGCTTTATAGAAAATTTCTCGTTCACTATCTTTAATATTTGGGTTTTTTAGTGGAAAAATTTTATCTAAATCTTTTATCAGATCGTCAATTTTAACTGGTAAAATGTAGTCTTTTGTAGGCATAATCTTATCTAAACATGCCCCTGTTTCTTGGACTCAGTATCTATTAGAAAATCTATATAATTTTTAGCTTTTTTAAGATCTTCAATACCATTTTTGTGTTTCCAACGACTAACATATTTAATGATATTACCTTCATTATAACCAATATTATTAGCTGTGATGTAATCTCTTGGTTGGATTTTTAAAATATTGTAGTGCTTTGGATTTATGTTATCTGACATTTGGACTCCATAATTTAACCTTTTTAGTTTTAAAATTGTAATCGTTATGCTGCAAGATGTAAGTAAGTCTTGATTGAATTAAAGCTTCTTTTTCAGTTAACTTAGCTTTTAAAAAAGCTTCTAAAACTACTGGCCAATAGTTTCCCTTAATAGCATTAGATAATATTTTCTTAGCATTTACAGGACCAATTCCTGGACAGCCTGGAATATTATCAGTGTTATCTCCAGTTAATGTTTGGTACGCGTGATTATACTGAGCATTAGTTTTATTTACTTTAATAACAGTTTTACCATCTACAGAAATTGTTGATGGTATTGTTTTAAAATCTTTATCTATAGAAACAATTATTTTGTTACCTTTGATTTCAGGATTAGTTGCATATATACCAATCAAATCATCAGCTTCTAATCTTGGTTCACTAATAGCTTCTTCGTTTTCAAATAACCATTTTCTAAATTCTGAAAAACAAACCGGCTTACGTTTATCAACTCTATTTAATTTGTATTCTGGATATATTGTTTTTCTAAAATTATTTGAATCAGATAAAAATAACATTATTTTATTTGGACTAAAAGTATCTGTTAGTCCTTTAATATATTCTCTATATTTATCTTTCGCTAAATTAAAATCACTGTGTAACGTAAATAAGTCATTACCCCAGTTTATTGGTTCTTCTATGCTTGATGTAATTTGATATGCAATTATATC